AGCGATAACCGACACCGCAGATCATCTGCCACTCGACAAGTTCCTTATCCTTGGTTTTCTTGCCAACCAAACGCATGGCATCATTCAGCTTGGAGACAGTAGCAGAAACATCGTCACCCGGAACAGATGAGATGTACTTAATCGGCTTGCCGACCAAATAACCCGTTTTGAAGGTCACAATCTCGTTTGCTCTGTTCTCCACCACATGAGCAGTAAGTTCATCTCTGATTTCCCGTGTACGGTACAGAGACGGCTGCTTGCCCTTGTAATAGTTCCAGAGGTACTCAATCTCGCCGCTGTTCAACAGATGCATTGTGTAGGCATTCTCAACGATCTTCACAACGTTGTCAGCAGTAATGGCATCAGCGGAAGTGAGAATCATCCTCCGTCCGAACATCGTTTTCGTGGCATAAACAGCCTTTGCCGTCTGCTCCCGTTCTTCTTGGGAATTCTGATGCAGTTCAGACAACATTCTCACCTCCAATTTAGCCATTTGTTCTGTTAATTTAGCCAAACCCCGTATGAATGGCTCGATTAACAGAGAAAACGCATGACTACGATTTCTCGCAATCATGCGTTGGTAGAAAAGAAAACATTGAATATTTTTCAAGTGGATTATAGACCAAGAAAAAACAATTGTCAATAGCCAATTTTTAGTTATTCTCTAATTTAAACAGTATTATACCCAAAATTGCGAACTTTTTGCAAAAACAGGCAGAATAATGTTCGTGTTTAGCAGTTAAAACATACGTCTGACGATCTGAACCTTGTTTCCGGAGAAAGATTGCACGAATTGTGACAGCTGCGCCATAGCATCTGGAGCATCGTCATGCTTGTTTTTACCTTCCAGGGAGTAAGAGCAGAGCAATTGCATGAATTTCCTGTACTCTCGCCACTCATCACCATGTAAAACAGACTCATCCTTGAAGATACAATGCTCTATAACCCAATGGGATTCCATGAGGATCTTGGTTTCCTTGTTCGCCTGTGTCCATTTCGTCTCAATCTTTGTCCGACAATCCTTCTCTTTTACGGCAGTTTGGATATCAGATGCCAATTTGCCACCTGCTACGTTAGATTCAAAGCGAATCATGTGCGGATTCCATTGACAAATCTTGGAAATTAGGTTGGTTTCGACAATCTGCGGAGCATAGTTCTCACATAGAACGTCCTCAATATAGAATTTATTCCCGTATTGGAACGCAATCGGCATTACGCAGAAGTCGGAACCAGTAGTTTTAGTGTCGCACACACCGATAATTGAGTCTGGATCCCCTTCTGGCAGTTCAAAATACCGCTGAAGCTGATCTGGTGGATACAGTTGCCCTTCTCGCTCAACGGGTGTTTGCTCATACAGGCATTTCCAGGAAACAGAATCCATAATTTCCCGTTGTTCACGATAGAATTGGGTAGTAAAGCCTACTCCATACGGGTAATCAAAGTTGCTTTCATCCTGTTCGTTTAAAGCAGGACAGACAATGAATTCCGCATCCGTGTCATTGCCATACCGATCCTCAAGGTTCCCTATGACATCATGAACAGACCAACGGGTAGCAATGTGAAGTTCAGCGCAATCACCGATTTTACGCTGACGGTAATCGACCGTATACTGCTGCCATACCTTGTCGAGACGGTCACGGTTCATGGCTGTTTCAATGCCGTCTATAAGGTCATCGCAGTATAGCAGATTAGCCGCACGGATCTTACCTGCGTTACCAGAACCAATAGAACTAAACTCAAATGTGCTAAAGCGTTTTCTGCTTCCAAGATCCAACATAAGGTCTTTTGCGTTCGTCCCTGCCAACCGGACTTCCGGAAATACCTTTTGCCAAAGATACTCGGAGCGTTTGCCGACAATCCGCTGAACCTCGTCATAAACCCCACGCAGGAAAGAGTTGCTGTGTGAACCGATGATGTTTGGCATTTCCGGATGTCTGCCACCTGTCCATGCCAAGAAGAATTCAGCCAGAGTAGTCTTGCCTACACCGGGCGGCATACTGATGCATAGCAGATGAATCTTTCGTTCCTCTAGCCGCTGCAATGCCCTTGCTAGGGGCAGTAACTGCTTTCTACGTGGCATATAGAACTTTTTGTCTTCTTCCCTGTCCCACTCAATGTATCGGCAGAAGCAATCGAAATCAAACGGCGCATCAAACAGAAGAGTATCCCTGTAAATCTTGAGAACCTTTGCATTGGCATCGTCATCGTCTGTTAAAGCTTCGGAAAGGTACTCACGAAGCATCTGGGAGTAATCATGAGCAGTTTTGAAGTTATTCTCATCGTATACCTTGGATACAATGTTTTCACGGTTGTCCCGGATAACAGAACATCCATCTGTTTCAATCTCTTTGATGACTCGCAGCGCATCCGCATAAGCAGATATGTCACCCCTTGCCCCTTCTGCTATCATAGCAAGGAATAGTCTGCTGTTCTCGCTTATCTGTTCTTGCATGGTTACTCTCCGATAAGGTTCTTGTACTTGTCTTTGTAGGACTTGCCACCAGATGAATACTCGTCTTCCTGTTCCTGGACAGCTTGCACTTGCTCGGTGTCATTGCGTAACCCGTCAAAATTCCGTTGCCAGAATATGCCGATTACAGGATTGAGTTTACCTTCGGATACCATCCCTTCACGGAACATAGAGCAGGTGGATTTAACAAACGTATATAGTTCCCGTCTTTCTGGGTTATCTGAACGGCAGTACATCTCAAAATGGCTGTTGCTTGGAAACCCCATTGCCGCATAAGCAGCCAAGTTCTGAACAGGAAACGCATTGACCTGACACAGCTTCAGATAGTTGATAAAGCAGGAACGTAATGTGCTGACATCGTTTCTGTCCGCATGGCTTGCGATCTCATTGATCTGGATAATGTGGTTTATGAGCCGTGTATTGTAGTCCGCTGCTTCCGGTGTGGTTATGTTGCGATGTGCAAAAAGTTCGTTGACATTCTCTCGCCGTTGCGCCAATGCTTTCTCTGAAACAGTGTAATCACTCTTGCTGCCCTTTGGTCTGCCTATATGCTTCTTAACAGGTGCATCCACCGTCTCTTGCGCTTGTTTCCTCGGTCTGCCCCTTGGTCTTTTTTTAACAGTTCCCGTATTACTGCCCTTCGCCATCCCTTTTCCACCTCTATCCCTTTTAGTCTTCTGCTGCTATTCTACTATTCCCCTTTGCTTTATGTCAAATCCTTTGAGCAGACCAATCACCACCTACACCTGGATAATAGGGTCTTTTTGTTTTTGGCGGGTATTGATGGGACTAACCGCCCTCCGGATTCGCCTGTTTTCTTCCCCATGGGGCATAAAAATATGCGGATCCTGCATAGAATAGGCATGAAAACAGCAGCAGAAAAAGCAATATATGCATAGATTGCAACATATTGTGTATGCAACCAGGTGATACACTATATATGGTGTATTAACTATTCGCTAAACTATAGTTTTATGAATAGTTGTTTATATGCTACATATTGTATGTACATTTTTGTATTGTGTTGTATTGTGTTGTCTTATATTGTATTGTTTACGCTGCTTTTTCGTTGACAAATGTACATTATATGGTTAGCTTATCCGGATATCCGTATTACATCAGTATTATAATCAGTATGATATACAGTTATGCAAATATACAGCTATACAGTTATCCTGGTTCATAGTTATATGATACAGCTATACAATTATAAAGATATACAGCTTTATCCGTATATCTGTAAAACATAATAAAAGGGATAAAGGGATATAAACATGATACAGATATACCAGGCGAATATATAAGCATATAAGGAAATAAAACAATAATAGATATAAATATTATTATCATATAGATATAATGAAGGAAAAAGCAAAAACAAATAAAAAATATTTCCGTTTCTACTATTAAAAAAGCGTTGACATATGGAATACACACTGTTATATTATGTAAGGGATACTTATAAAAGAAAGGAAGGGTATCATGCATAATTACCAATTCAAGTATTACTACCGTAAAACGGAAAACGGGGAAAAGATTTTTGACTATGGTTTTATAACTAGTAAGGATCCGGATATTATAAACGCATGTGAAATTGCAATGTTGCAACAGGCAACAAAAAAAGGCTGGTTTTCCTGCTGCCTGGTATATGCAAAAGAGTATTAATTTTTGCAAGTTATCACTAATAAAAATAGTGATATCAATAAAAAAATAAAATGAAAGAAGGAAAAGAAAATGAAAAACAATGAAAGACAACCTATCATGACAGAGGAAATCAATCTTTCCGGAACAAAAGGCATTTATTCCTGGCATTGCAAGAATATCCTTGCGCTTTATATTTCTGTCATAGCTATTCTGAATCAGTGCAAAAAGGTTTACCAGGCAGCAGAATATACTGTTTTGGTTTCCGCTCTTTGGATTGTCAATCATATGAATTTAAAATTGGAAGGGATTTGTTCTATTTCTTCTTCAGTGCATGACAATTGTTTTTGCAAGGCAAGGCAAGCAATAAAAGATTGTATTTGTAAATATTGCTATGCAGCGAATCAACAAGCGTATCAGACGGGGTTAAAAGAGCACAACATTTTGAACGGTATTATCCTGCGAAATGTGCTTATTCCTGTAAAGTATTTCAAGCTTTTAAAAATCATTTTCCCGTATATCCGGATTGAATCATTCGGAGACGTTCAGAACGTTATACAGGCAAGGAATTATATCAGAATTATCAAAGCATTCCCGGAAAAACGTTGTGCAATTTGGAGCAAAAATATAGCAATATGGGCGCAAGCTTTCCAATATGAAGGGAAACCAGGAAACACAACCTATGTACATTCCTCTAGTTTTTTGAATAAACCGGATAATATCGACAGGAAAAAATACAGGTTTGTTGATCATGTTTTTACGGTTTACACAAAAGACTATATCAAAAAGCATAATATCGTTATCAATTGCGGCGGAAAAAAGTGTATGGAATGTATCAAAAAGCAAATCAATTGCTATTTCAGAAATACAGAATTTTTCATTAATGAGGAAAAAAAGTGATTCCTGGATCCTGGTTTATATCGGTTTTGTCCGTTCCGACAAAAAACGGACAACAAAATTATTTTATCGGAGGAAATAATCATGAAAAGCAAAGCAGGAAATAATTCTTATAAAGTTGTGTTTTTCAGTGATAAGCGAATTGTAAAGCGTTTTGTATTGTCTTGTGAATTGACATATGAACAGGTAAAAAATTTTGCTGAAAAGCAACGTTATAACATTGCCTGGTATTATGGCTTG